AGACTGCCGGCGGCCCGTCCAACAGCACGATGCGCTCGTGGTTCTTCGGCAAGACGAAGCGACCTGCGAGTGCGACCGTGGAGGCCGCGGGGAGGAGCATCGGCTTCGAGCGAACGTGGAGGAGGCGGAAGTGACCATAAGATACAAGTACGAGGTGAGCGGGACCGCGGCTGGCGGCCAGACGTGGACCTCCTCCGGGGAGGTGGTTACGGAGAAGGAGGGTGCGTTCTGGCTGGTCCCGGACAGGGCCATGCGGGCGGCCTTCATGCAGCTGACCGACGGGCGGGCAGTCTACGGGCTCCCTGGGACAGGCTGCAAGGGGCCTTATACCTTCCTGCGCCTGGCCATAGAGAGGGTCTTAGGAGAGGCCTAGCCTAGAGGCCCTTTAGGCCTAGGCCTAGCCAGCCGCCCTCTCCAGGGGCCTGGGAGGGCCTGTGTGGCGGGTGTTTATGGGGGAGGCTACTAGGTAGCCCATCCCTCCTAGAAACCTACCAGCCGCGCCCTGCCAGCTCCTACCATAGGGGAACTCTAGCCCTGCGGGCTAGGGTTCCCCCTTTTTTGCGTTCCACACCCTACTATTCTACCTCTAGACCCGGCAGAAGGCCAGCCACGTCCCACGCACGCTAAAGAGGTCAGCTCCTTCGCGGCGAAGGTCCTCCAGCGCCAGGGTAACCTCCACTGTAGGGTTGCCGTAGTCGTGGAAGAACACCCAGCCGCCCGGCCTGACTATCCTCCGGGCCAGGTCGTAGTCCGCCACCACGCCGGCGTAGCAGTGGTCTCCATCTATGAACGCAGCGTCGAACTGCTCCCTGCCCAGGATCAAACCATCGGTGGCATCATCGCGCAGCACCAACTCGAACCTCTGATCACCCAGGCACAGCCTGCCGGGCTCTCGCGGCACCTCGGACTGCTGGCCGATGATCGGCATCTGGTGGTCGTGCGGTACGTCCACGCCTAGATAGTACTCGATGCTATCGATGTGGTCGAGCACCGCGCGGGCGGTCAAACCCTCGTTGACGCCGAGTTCGATCATCCGCCTCGGGGCCGCGTGGCCCAGCAGGTTCAGCAGGATGCCCTGCTCATTGGGGTGCATGTAGAGACGCCGCTGGTCGGGCCACAGCGATTGCACCTCGACCAATGGAAGCATCCCAACGTCCCTAGCAGTCACGACAGATCGGAGGGGGAGCTGGCGGAGGCGGAGGCATGGGCTCGATCCTGCTCGGATTATCCGGCGTGCTGGGACGAGGCGGCCCGCTGCTATCTGACGGGGTGAAAGGGTGGGCCGGCCCCGACGAGGCAGCCCAGCAGACCGAAGATGAGGTAGACCACCATGATCGCGACGATCGCCCACAGGAGGATCATGATGATCTGGCCCACGATGGGGTTGACCAGGCCGCTCAGCCACGGGACCAGCAGCTTGATGCAGGCCACGATGGCGCCGACGATGATCAGCCAGACGATCAGCTGCTCCAAAAATCCAAGTGTAAAGCACGCCATGGCTCACTCCTCCTCTTCAAACTCCCAGTCCACTGTGCCCATGCCGTCGATGTTCAGCATCGAGGCCAGGGCCGGCGAGAGGTCTATCCCAGCGCCGTTGGTGGTCCGCCCGGACATGTCCGTCCCGGTCTCCGCCTGCGGGCGCGTGCCCTTGTCCCAGTAGGGGTCGTCGATGTTCCATGGGCCGACGTCCCAGATCTCAGCCGTGGCGTAGCTCCCTGTCTCACGGTTATAGACGATCACCCTGGGCCGGTCACCCTCGAACCTGTCCGGCAGGGCCACGTAGAGGTCCTCGTCGTTCAGAACCTTGTCCTCGTCGTAGGCGCTGACGTTGTAGTCGCCCTCGCCCCCGAACACGCTGGCCGTGATGGCCGTCTGGTTGTCCGGGATGCCATCGGGGATGAAGTGACGGCCGGACAGCCCGACCGCGATCGCCCGGCACAGCCGGTCGAAGTTCTGGTGGTACAGCTCCACGTCCGCGGTGCTGTCCACGAAGCAGACCTCGAGCAGGACGGCCGCCTCCTCCGTGTTGTTCAGGAAGTACAGGTCGGTCCGCTTCTTCGCGCCCCGGTTGAGAAACCCGGCGAACTTGGCCATCGCGTTCGAGAGGTCGCTGGCCAACCCCGCCTGGGTCAGGTACAGGACCTCGCAGCCCATCGGCTTCTCGGTCTCCGTGTAGGCGTTGAAGTGGACGGACACGTCGAGGTCCCGGATGTGGTTGTTGTGGAAGTCCACGATCGTCTCGAGGTTCTCGCCCTGGGTGGTGCTGGTGTCGTCGTGGAACGGCCGCGCGTCCACGCCCAGTTTGGCAAGGTAGCGGACGACTTCGTCCGTCACCTTGCGCGCCTCATCCACCTCGTCGATGTAGCCGGAGGCCCCGCGGACCTTCTTGCCGTGGCCGGACGATATGACGATATTCATGGCTCAGCTCCCTTCCACTCCACGACGACCAGGGCCACCAAGGGCCACTGGTCCAGGCTTCTCCGGTCATCCCACTTGACGTTGACGTACGTGCTTCCAACCGAGGCGACCGCCCCCGTCCGCTTGGTCCAATCCAGGCGACCATGCCCGCCCGAGGCCCGCCGCCTCATGAGCGTCTTGGCCACGTTCTCTCTCAGTCTCACCCTGTCTCCCTCTACCATGGCGCACACCCCTTCTAAGAGACCTGGCCAGCTCGCGCGCGGCGGCCGCCATGGCCGCCCGCCTCCGCTCACAGGCCTCACACACCCCCACTCCCCCTAGTCCTTTATCCAGCTCCGCAGCCAGAACGCGGCCGCGTACAGCCCGACGATCTGCCACTGGACCACCACCCTGAGCCAGGCCTCGCCGAGGTTTGGGCGGCGCTCGGCGGCCTGGTCGCCCGGAGAGACTAATTTGAGTTGTTGCCTGCTGTTCATCTCGGCTTCTCCAGGGCTTCGATCTTCGCTCTGACCTCACCGCAGGTCTCTGCCACGGTCACGAACTTGCCGTCTGACATGCTGATCGCGCACTCCCCACCCGGCGCGAGGTGCCTGCCATCCTCCCTGCCCCTCATGACGGTGATCCCATTCGGATTGAGGACGATCTCCCGCCCGTTCAAGCCGTGGAGCACGATCCACTGCAGCGTGGCCATGACCACTGGGTCCATCACTCACAGTCCCTGCATCGGCATGTTGAAGCCAATTGGGATGGACGGTGTGTACTTGAGCACGATCAATCCATTGCCGCCGCTGCCTGCGCGGTTCGTCGAGGAGGTTGTGTACGTCGCACCACCGCCGCCTCCTCCGGCGTTCCCGCCCGAGCCGGCCGTGCCACTGGCGATCAGACCGGCCCCGCCCCCGCCTGATCCGGTGACGCCGATCCCATCTATCTCCCCACCTGGCGAGCCGTTCCCGCCCTGGACGGCCCCACCTCCACCACCGAAGTTGTTGTCACCGTTACCGCCCGCCGCCCAGGTGTCCGTCGGCGCGGCGGGCGAGCCACCTGCGCCACTCGGACCGCCAGCACCACCACCACCACCCGACGCACAGGCGGCTGAGCCGATGGCCGCCCCGCCGGAGCCGCCATTGTTGGTCGAGCTCCCCACGTTGGCCGTGCCGGCAACGCCGCCTCCCACTGTGCCTGACCCATTGGTGGCACCCCCACCGGTGGCACCCAGCACACCCTGGGCCGCCGTGCCTGGGGCGGTCGTGCCGCCGTCCGTCCTCATCCAGGTAGGTGACCCGGCGCTACCGTTCGCGCTGAGGCTTGTGACCGGCCCTACGCCGCCGACGTTGAGGAAGAACGCGGCGGAGCCTCCTGGCGTCAGACCGGCATTTGTGACCTGGCCCCACCCCCCGCCTCCACCACCACCGGCGGCGGACCCTATGCCATTGGTCACCGCCCCAGAGCCACCAGACCCGACCGCCTGGATGGAGTTGTTGGCTGGGTTCCAGTCACTAGGTACGGTGTAGTTCTGGTTGGAGCCGCTGGTCGAGGTGATCGAGACGTTGGTCACGAAGTCATAGGTGACATCCGGCCACGATGGCTCCCAGCACGGTACCGGGAGCCTCCACAGCTCACGCTCGTACTGAAGTGAGCCGGAGATCGCCGCCCACAGGAAGGCGTCGGCGTCGCCCCGGTCGGAGAACCAGAACGTGCGGTGGACCGCACCATCGGAGAGCAGCTCGCGGATGCGATAGTGCCGCGTGACGCCGTGCTCGACCGACAGGAGCCGCCTCTCTGCGCGCGACGGCTCGGCCAGCACCCTCACTGGAGCGCCTTGATCGTGTAGGTGGAGATGGCGTTGATCCGCCTGATCGAGATGATGAACTTGCTGGTGTTGGTCGTGGTCAGCGGGTCGCCGACGTTGGCACCGACCGTGAAGCCAGAGAAGGTGATCGCCCCTGCCGTCGCACCGTTGGTGACCAGGACGTCGATCGCGCTGTCGTTGGCCGGGGCGGCCAGCGTGTGCGCCCCGTTGTTCGTGTAGAACTGGTAGTTGCCATTGAACGCCGCGGGCGTGAACGTGCCCGAGGAGACCGTACCTCCGGAGAAGGAGGTGAACCGGAAGCCACCGGTGGTGGTCTGGTTGCCGGCCAGCTTGAGGTTGAGCGCGTTGGCCGTATCCACGTAGGCCGTGGTGGCGATCTTGGTCGAGTTGTCATTGGCGGCGGTGGTGACTGCGGTCGGTGTGCCGGTCAAGGCCGGAGAGGCCCACGCGTCCGACCAGCCCAGGCTCTTGCGGCCATAGGTCTTGGTATCATTCGGCGCCTCGGGCACTGGTCCAGCTGGACCAGTGGGCCCAGCAGGTCCTGTAGGTCCAGCTGGCCCGGTCGCTCCGGCTGGCCCGGTCGGCCCAGGTACGGTGCTGGCTGGCCCGGCGGGGCCTGGCGGACCGGGGACCACGCTCTGAGGACCGGGTGGACCCGGCGGCCCTGGGGCGCCAGGCAACTCCTCAATGATCGTGACCGGATCGGTCTCTACGATGACCGTGACGTCGCTCATCTGCTGGCCTTCGTGATGGTGGTGAACCCAGACGGAGGGGTCTGGCTGAGCCGAGACGGCCCATCGCTGTGGGTCAATACCCCGTTCCACATCAGCCTGTGCTCGCCGGAGGCCAGGGTCATCACCATGGAGTGCACGTAGCTACCCACCGGTAACTGCTGGAGCTGGGCCATCGACAACATAATTGAGAACGCGCCATTCACCGGATCGGTGATCGGGAGCTCACCGGTCGCGGTCGTGAGCAGCATCGCCTCAGTGATGTCTGATGGCTGGACCCGCACGCCCATCCGCAGCGTGCTGCCGGTTATGTTGATCGGCGTGCCGTCGGCCAACTGGTAGGCAAATCCGTGGATGAAGTCGGCGTCGTTCTGGGTCGCAAAATTTATGATGATCATTTTGGCCAGGCCGCCTTGTCGACCTCGTCGATAGTGATCTTGGATCGCTGCAGAGCGGCCTCAACCGAGAAGCACTTCTGGGTATAGTCGTTGATCGCGATCAACACTGCCCTCAGTCCATCAACGTCCAACTCCACAAAGCCGTCCAGAGCCCTCCAGTCCACGGTCCCAGACTCAATTGACTGGAGCGCCACGCTCAACCTGAGCATGGTCTGGTCGTCTGTGGGATAGTCGTGGCCATTCACCCGGACCACGCCGTCCATCAACGTACGCCTCCGTGTATTGGTGGCGTGTCGCTTGGCCGGCATGTCCTGCTCAAACCTGCCCAGCGCGCGGCGGAGCTCGGTGGCCGTGGCCTCATCGTTCACGACCAGCTCACCGTCATCGTAGATTATCCCGCTCCCAGGACCCTTGAGCTCACCCGGGAGCAGGGCCATCACCGAGGGGACGGCCTCTATGTCAACTGGAAATCTTTCCGCCATCACACTGCTCCATTGATGCGCCATCCTACGAATTGGGTGGCACCTATATTGCGGGTCGTGTCCGTGCTCTGGAACACACTGGAGGTGATCACGTCACCAGAGTTGACGATCATCGGAGTGGTCACCACCAAACCATAGGTCGAGCTCTCGTTGACGTAGTTGGACATGAATGGCCCGGTGATCCCGTTCTGGGCGATCGCCCCGCGGTAGTCCTTGCCTGCGGATGAGTTGGACAGAAGCACCATGGCCGTATAGGCCATGAACATCCAAACACCCGAGTCCTTGGGGCCACAGGTGAACGCTGACGCGGTGAAGCTGCTCCCGGTATTCAGCAGGGTGCCCACCAGGGTGCTTAAGTTGTTGACCTTGGTGTCCACCCCGGGCGGGATGCCCTGGGCCACGGTGCCCTGGGCGGAGAAGAATGGCACCCGGCGCTGGAACAGGGTCAGAGGGGAGATGAACGTGTTGGCCGAGACGCCGGCCTCGGCCTCCGTCTTCGTGCTGGGACGGTCGGCGCTCAGGATGCGACACTTGGTCCCATCGTACTCCAGGGTCATCATGCAGCCGGCGGGCAACTCCGCTCCCTCCAGCGCCGTGCTGTCGAACCGCGTGACCGTCTTGGCGCCAAACCCATTGATGTTGATCGTGGGATTAGAGATTGTGTTGGCAAACGCGGCCTTGGTGATCCAGTAGCGATGCCCAGTGACGTAGGCGGTCAGACCAGCGATCGTGACCACCATCGCGTCTGCGGTCCCGACGTCCAAGCCGTACCAGCTCTGGGAGCCGGTGCCTCCACCTGAGGCCGGGGTGGTCAGGCGGAAGGCGGTGCCGTCATACACGCCGGAGACCAGACTGTTCGCCTTGAGCTCCGCCGCGGACAGTGGCGTGCCGTCGAAGTGGACCATCGTCTTGGGGCCGAGCCCATTGATATTGACTGTGGGCGTGGTGGTGGCGTTGTCAGCCCCAGCCTTGATCAAGCGAAAAGGCATGCCATTGACGTAGGACGTCGGTATCGGAGCCAGGGCGATCGCCAAGGCATCCGCCGTGCCGGTATCCAATGCCCAATTCACCCGCTGGGTCTGGACGGCCTTGGCCAGCTGGTTCAGGTCGGAGTTGCTGGGAGCCAGCGTTGCGAAGTTTATCAGATTGACGATCTCTCGCTGGGGAAATTCTATCGAGGCAGCTGGAGGGATCGAGCCGGCGATACCGGTGGCCGGGTTGCCATTTATGTACGCCGCGTTAGGGTCTGATACCCCATAGGGTTGGTTGTACAGCATCTATGGTGTCCCTTCCAATGGGTCGCCGGGAGAGGTCAAATTGGTGTAGTCATATATGATCTGGGTGTGGCCCGGCTTCCAGCGGTTCAGGATGCACTCCAGGTCGGAGGCCACGCCTATCCTGAGGTGAGGATCGACCCCGCATTGGCCAGACGCACACCTGAACCAGTGAAGGTCGGCCTGGTGGACGTGGACCTTCCAATAGTACCTGTTCTCCGGAGGTCCCAACCCATAGTTGGGATACTCTGAGAGTACCCCGTTCGCTATTCGCACGCCATTCGGATCATACACAGGCAGGTAACCGGACACGAACATGGTGTTGAGCATCGGGTTGGTTCCGTCGCCGTACACCCTGTTGTCGCCGCAGCGGTCTAATCCAACCGTGAATGGGCGATACTCGGAGATGGTGATCTGGTAGCCGAGCTTCGCCGCGAAGTCTATGTAAAACTGACGGGACTGAGCGCCCATCATGGTCATGCGAGCTACCAGCGCCGTCTGCCTGGCGTACACCGTCTGCGGGGCAGTGTAGCACGGATCAGGCAGACCCCAATTTCGCTCCCAGTCCGGAAGCAGCTCGACGGTACTGCGTGGGTCGCTCTCGATCTCCAGGAGGTCTCCGGCCCTCCCGTCCACAAAACCCCAGTACTCGCACAGACCATCACAGGTCTGATACAGCACGCTGTCTGGAGCGTGCTTGGGCCAAGCTTGCCCATTGGGCAGCAGCGAGAAGAAGGCTTCCCGATAGTCGCTGCCCGACCTGCGGATGTGGCGATCACTCATAAGTAATCGTCCCTAACACTGCCATGTTTCCGGCGGAGGCCATCACGTAGTCGCTGTCGGTGACCAGAGTAAATGACTGAACCGATGGAGAGTTCATGATCGCGTAGTTGACCCAAGAGGTGTAGATGGTTTGGCCAGGAGCTGCCTTTACCGTGAGCATGTTCTGGAGGCTGGTCTCAATCTCTCCCTGGGCCTCGGCGGTGTTGGGCAGCAAGTTCTGGATGGTGATGTCTATGAATTGCTTGATCGGAGCTACTACGAAGCAGTCCTTGACCGTAACTGGTCGCTTCTTGTCGATGTAGTCGATCACCGTGGCTATGTCCGCAGGGGTGGGCCACCCATCGTTGGATGCCCTTAAGTCGTCCATCAGGAACCACACCGTCATGGTTCCTATGCCCACCTGAGTTGCCCACGCCCTGGTTACTCCCGGAACCGCTAATGCCCAGGCCACGTAGTCACTCGTGTCGCCGCCCATCGGCGGCTGCTGGATGCGCTGAAGGATGCGGGCGCGAAGCTGGTCGTTGGTCTCCGTGTCGGCACCTCCATCCAGCGTGACCACGGTGGCCGCCGAGTCCACTCCCAGCGGAGGAGTCAAGAACGCCAGAGCATCGTCTGGGCTCATGTTGCCTATGCTGCCGGCGTCCAGTGCGGTCACCGGGACCTGGGTGGGTCCAGCGCCGATCGTAACCATGGTGGTGGTCTGGTACGTGGCCGCCTGGCCTGCACCGAGCAGTGAGCCGGCAGGGATGATGCTCCCAACCACTCCAGTGGCGGCGACGTTACCAGCGGCCAACGTGGCCTGCTTCCTGCCTGTGGTACCGTCCGAGTTGACCAACCAGATGTTGCCGTGCCTGTCCAGCCACTCCGTCTCCGCCGTGTCCGGCAACAACTGGAGCGAGAGCCAATCGATGTACTCCAACGTGAGGAAGCACAGCGCCCCCTGGCTATCGCTCATCACCCTCAGCACGCTGTTCGGGATCGTGGCGTCGCTCCCGGGCAGCGAGCCATGGATCGAGTCCCTGACCAGTGAGCGAACGTCTCTCAGCGTAGGAGTTGACCATGGCATTTACGGAGTTATCCCTTGCCAGAGCAGTTGGTACATCAGATCAATCGCGGCCATCGGACCTCGATAGACCCTAATCACTACGTCGATCTGTTGCTTGGTGACTCTCGCAGATAGTATCTGAAAGCGACTGGCTATCTTGCGATCAATGAAGGGCTGAAGGGTCTCGTTGATGTAGTTCATCACCCAGGTTTGAGTAGCTCCGAACTTTGATTGCGGCCCCTCGAGCGCACTCCTCCGAAGCAGCCACAACCTGGTCCCAATCGGCCACCCATTCCAAATCACGTCCGAGTCCATGTCGCCCCACCACCCCTCTCTGTTCGTCGAATCTGGATCTGGCAGCCTGTCGTTCACATCGGCCAGACTGTTGGTACCCAGTGCGACCACTAGGGCAGTAGCCAACGCCGCACTGTCATCTAGCGATCCGTCGGACAGCAACTGCCAATCGATCGTTACCGAGTATTGCGGGAACGAGGTGTTTTGAACAGTCCTGATGTCTGGAGGAACGGTGATAGAAAACGGCACCACCACCGGCGGTCTCGCATTTGATGTAATGGAAATCGGAGCGGTCCCGGTCGTCGTCAGATTTCCATTTGGGGGAACGATGCTGACCATTACGGTTGGGTATCCGATGATGTAGGCGGCCCTGGCTTCGGCGCATTGATCAGCACGGCGTCGGCACCACCTGGATCACTGGTCATGCCCACGCCACCATTGACGCCATAGACCGGATTCGAGGCGCTCTCGGTACCCAGCTTCACCTTGCCGATGAAGCACCACGTCGCGCTGGCCTTGTCGTAGTATCCGACCACCGTCTCACCTTGGTAAAACTCGATGCGCTTCTTGCTGACGCGCATCTCTAGATTGACAGTCTCACCCTCGTGCTTGAAGTCCTGTGAGCTCCCGCCGGTAGACCCTCCTGGAGCAGAGACATCGGTCGCGCCAACACCGGCGCCACCGCCTCCTGCCGCCGAGGAGCCGCTGGAGCGTGGTTGCTTCTGCTTCTCGACGTGGCGTACCGACACAAACCGCTCTACGGTCTGGCCGCTGCCGCCTCCAGATGCGTCCCTTCCGGCGACGCCTCCTCCGCCACCACCCTGCTGCTGTTGGCTGTCGTCCGGGTTGTCTAGCGACAGCAGGTAGAGCCCAGTGCGCCTCAATAGAGTCATCTGGCCGAGGTCGTCGTATTGGGAGTTCTCCCCCTCCTTGAGACCCATCGGACGATACCTACGGTCGTCCATTATCCCCATCACTGGGAAGGAGCGGTTGCCTCCCATGAACGAGACGAAGCCCTCGGCGCTGGAGGTGATCTTTCCCTGAGCGTCCTTGACCGCCGCCTTGACTACCGAAGAGAAGCCGTAATTCTGAGGAGCCTCGATCGCACTCCTGGCCTCGTTGGCCATGAAGTTACCGTCCGACTCCTGCATCTGCTTGCTGTCATCGACCTTTGGAATGGTAGTTCGCGCGCCTCCGGCGACGTAACCCCGAAACGAGGAGTTGGCTGGCGTAGCTCGATGCATATCTCACCTCATTGTGTTGGCTGAACGCCCCCGCCCGGAGGCGTCTGGCCAGGTAGCTTGCTGCTGGCATCAGGAGTAGAGGACGGCGATGAACCGACGTCGATGCTTTGATCCAGCAGCGCCCACGGCTGCTTCAGATAGAGCTCGGTCTCGGTACCGCCCTCTGGGGTCTGCGTGAAGGTCACGTTCTGGATCGTCATCATCATGTTCAACGGACACATCGGAGAGTAGACGAACACGTTATCTCCCGGCCACCATACGGTCGTCTCATCCCTAAACCAGCCCTGCACAGTGACCGTCGCCTCGATCTTAGTGCCCTCGTGCCAGACCGACTCATTCTTGGCGCGATCGATCACCTCTTGGATTTGCTTCACTGGCTGCTCGGACGGCGTGATCAATAGACTGCCCGGCCAGCCACTGCCGCCCCAACTGCCCCGCAGCTCACTGGCTGCCGTGCCAGAATTGCCATCGCTGGCTGGGCTCTGAGCCGTCACTACGTACTCATTGAATGTCTGGGTGTCCTCGAAGATGCATTGCATCTTCTTGATGTTCTGGCCCTCGATGAGTTGGGTGTTCAGCACCGGATTAGCATGGTCACCTATCGCAAGAAAATTACCAAACGAGTCGCTGCCCATGATGATGCCTCTGGGTCGCGCGATCCTCTCCAAGAAGTCCCACACCGACTCGCCTGGCTGGTTCTGCAACTTATCAAACGGGATGCTGTTCAGCGTCCCTATCGGAATGATCTTGCTGCCATAGGTCGAGAGCACCTTGTCGGCTACCTGCTTGAAGGTCATGCCATCGAAGCTGCCGGTAGTGGTGTTGACGCTGGAGTGGGCGACCTTCGCCGTCAAACTCTTGCCCTGAAGCTCTATCCCATGCTGATTAGCGGCATAGGCTACCTGCCTGATCTCAATGACGCCGTCGATCACATCGACGCCTCCCAAATTGATCTGGCATGGCGTACTCGGCATGAACTGGAGCTTGTAGAACAGACCTGGTGGTGTGTCACGCTCCACGCTGGTGAACCGAAAATACGAGAAGGCGTCTCCCCACCTTAGCTGGACATACACAGTCTCCCAATCCCGGAAGTTGATCCCACCGACGATCAGCGTGGCCTGGTCCTTGGCCACCTGGGCGTCAGCCTGGCGAACTGGCTCGACGTACTGATCTAGCGGAGGGCTCTCTTTCGTTACAACGATGTGGGTCGGAGGTGCCTCATCGGCCATCACTTGCTCCCCTTATGCCGACAACGCCTGACCGACCACTGGACAGAAGGCCGGATGAACCACCTTGTTCTCATTTCGAACCTCGTCGTAGCGGCTCGAGTCACCATAGAGCCGCTGCGAGATGACCAAGCTCGGCAGAGATTTGGCGAACTGGTACGTCAACATACTCGGCAGCGGCCTGGCCGTAGAGACCAGATAATCTATGATGGCCGCCCGCAACTCGATCAGTGCGATGTAATCAGCTCCAGACATGGTATCGGCCGCCACTTCCTCGGCCTTGTTGAACGGAGCCTGGATGGCTTGGATCAATCCATCGACGTCTTGGCGGCTGACGAACACCATCGATGCGATGATCTTGCCCTCCTGGGCCAGCGCCAGATGGATGCTGCGATCCCTGATCATATTGGCCCCGAGCGTCTGGGGCAACTCGGCATCAAGCAGCACTCTTACGGTCTCCATCTGCGGGAGCGTGCAACCGGTCTGTCTCACCAAATCAAAGCAGTAATCCAACGGCATACCTAGCCGATCGAAGCACAACAAATTCATGGCGTTAGCGGACACCCAACCTATGACCATCTTGGCCTGGACCGCAACACTCCCGGTGCCCATGATGATGCTCGATAGATTGATTAATGCCCGCTGCACAATTCCATTGGCCTCGATGGCGTCCGGCTTATCCATCATCTCCTCATCATCAACTGCTGTTGCGGGAAGCGGTCATTGAACGAAGTGTTGTCCGCCGGTGTTGAGGCGGCGGCGCCACCAAACCCCAGCGCGGTCTGGTTGCGAAGAGTGTCGGCCGCAGTATTCAATACCGCGGAGGTATTTGCCGATTGAGTCAAGACCTGAGGATCAAGACCAAACTCGGCAAACTCAATGTCGAACGTGCAATAGCCACCCTTGGCATCCTCCTCGGTCAATCTGTATCTGGTGACTACGACGTTCTCCTGGGGCAGCGTAGGCAATACCAGCGTGCCTGGACCAGGCTGCTCCAGGACGAACAGCAGATTGTCACGAGGTACTCGATAATCAATGTTGTAGAGGTCACCGTCGCTCCCATCCATGGTGTATGGATAGGTGATGCAGTACGCCCTGATGGCGAAGATTTTTGCGCGCCTGCCCATGTCCTCCGAGTATGGAAGGTCCTTCTTCGGAAACTCATGGGTAATGATCCTGCGACCATTGTTCTTGCTGTTAGCCTCGGTGAAGAACGGCGCATTCTTGTATGACGCGACGAGCATCGCGTCTCTGAATGGCAGACTGATGTCCTTGATCGTACTCATCGCTCACCACTGAAGCGTTCCGAGAAAGTGGGAGTGGGAGGCCCGACCGAGGCCGGCTCCATCTGGGTCTGGCGATTGACCTCGGTCTTTTTGAATAGACCGTCACCCTCCACGTTCACCTTGGTGCCTGGTGGTGCGTTGATGTCGGCGGTCAACTTGCCGGTACCCTCGACCTTGACGCCCTGCCTGGCGTTCGAGTCAACCACGGCGCGGTCGTCATCGGCACGGCGAAACGAGAAGCCCTGATCCGTCGGAAAAGTCTTAGAGGTGTAGCCCATCTGCGTGGCGGCAGCAGAAGTGATGTCGATCCCACGTCCGGTTCGAGCGGCTGGGCCTATGTCCGTCTGGGGCAGCATAAACTTCCGCCCATCCGGAGTAGTCACCTCGAACATCTTGCCCAGGCCGGCCCGAGAGGGCAGGGCGATCCCAGGGACTTGGTTGGACGCCCCACTTGCCGTGGGTCGACCAACCGGCTCAGACGGGTCCTTCCATCCAGGACCACTGCCAAACCACGATCCCTTGACGGTCGGAGGACCACCAGCTCCACTCACGTCGGCACCGAGCTTGTCGATGACACCCTGACCACCCTGGCGACCAGCATCTGATTGTGTTGGCCTGATCCTGATGCCCGCGTTGGTCTGATCCGGCGTCTGACCCTGAGCCTGGCCAGGTGGCTTACCAGTAACGGCCGCATTGGCCTGGTCCGGCGTCAGGCCCTGGTCGATCAAAGCTTGCTTGGCCGCATCCTGGCTCCTGATCCCAAAGTGGCCAGCGTCCGGATTGCGCCAATCGGCACCAGAGACCATCCCCCATTTTGCCGCAATGGCGCGTTCAGTCTCCGCCGGTAGCGAGACACCTCCACTGCGGATGTTACGACCTATTTGATTAACATCGATGGCCGCTCCAATGGGGTGGCCGCTCGGGTTGCTCGGGCGCTCTCCAAGTGTGCCGCTGGATGGGCCGATCACACCACCAGCCTTCTCATAATCATTAATGAAGCCTTGGAAGTTCTGAGCATAACGAGCATCGACTTGAAACTTTTTGCCGCTAGCGGTAGTCACCGAGGCCATGCCTCCACGGGCGATCGGCGTACCAGCCGGAGCAGTGATCCCTCCACTGCCACCAGCACTCCCGATCGGAGGTGCGCCACCACTGGGCGCATCACCAGCGCCTGCTCCTGTGCCGGGGCCTACGGCTGAGCCATTGGGCAATATAGTGGTGCCTTGACCTCCTCTGATCAACTCCCCAGCTCGCTGGCGCTGTTGCTCAGTGAACCCGCCGCCACCACCTTGTCCTCTACCAGAGAACCGATCCCAAAAGCTAGGTGGCGCATTTCCTCCACCTGGTGGCAATTCCTCCGGAGTCAGATACTTCTCGACGGCCTGCAATGCCTTGTTGAGCAGCTCAATCTCATGCGTGGTGTTCCTTATGACCTCGGCCAGTCCCGGTCCAAGCGCGAGGACCAGCGTCTCACCGAGCCCCTTGGAGGTCACCGTCAATTCCTTTATCGCCTTATTGGCCTTCTCCGACCGCTCGAATAATTCTGCGTAGCGCTTCTTCTCCTCCTCACCCATCTCCCTCATGTGCGGACCGAGCAACCTGGTGCTCTCGTCAAGCTTCAGAATTGACTCTAACCAAGTATTGGCCGCCTTGGCTGCGTCCGCTTGTGCGACATTCTCCTCAACGCCACGACGCTTATTGGCCTCATAGCGATACTGCCGTACATTCTCAGACTGCTGCTGCGCCCAGTTGAACTTCTGCTCCCACGTCGTCAGCTTTTCGATCTGAGCTAGGCTGGCAATCATGTCAGCCTTGTGGGTGCCAGCCATGTTGATGGCCTGCTGGTAGCGCTCACTGCCGACACGTGACAGCTCAGCCAAAGCGTCGGCGAAACCGGCTACGCTGCTCTGGGCCTTATCAGCATCCACCCCAGCCTTCTCGAGCTGGTCAACCATGTTCTTGAAGGTTGCTGGCTGCACGCCGATCAGCTTGGCCTTCTCGGCCAACTCAGCCATCTTGGTTACGGTGCTGGTGAGGACCGCACCCAGGCCACCAACGACCACACCAAACGCCCCCATCCTGCCGATCATACCGAGCATCGCCCGCTCGCCGCCGGTAGCCAGCTCGGTCAGCTTCTTGATCCCCTCCCCAATCTCTTGCTGCGAGCGCTTGAACTTGTCCAAGCTCGCAGCAGCTTGACCGCTCGTAAGCTGAGTAATGTTGCCCTTGAGTTGCGCCAAACCAGCAGACGCCTGGTCGTCAAGGACGACCTTCAGCCGAAGCTCTTGGTCCTCTACGGCCATCTATTCTCCTGACTCCACGGCGCGGCTTCTCTCCAGTTGCGCCGTCCTGCTGAGATGGAGCTGGACTTCGCTGATCGACATCTCAAGAAAGATGCGAGGATCGAGGTGGTAGTAGCTAGCCAGCCGATAGCAATCAATGATCATTGCGTCGTCGATGACGGTAGTCACCACGCCCGCAGATCGGGTAAAAAAAATTTACGCAGACGATAGGCACAACTATTCCAGTCACGCGGGTCCATAGCCTCGAGCAGGGGCGGCAGGATGCCGCAGAGCGCACCCATGATGTAGGTCATCTTGCGCTCCTCGATGATGATCTCGCCGTCCCACAGCATCCGCGTCGGGTTGCCTATCCTATTGATCTCGCTGGCCCGAGGCTCACGGAACGACAGACTGTTGACGGTCTCACCGCGGTCATTCTTGATCGAGCGATACAGGAGCTGGACCGTGATCGGCCAAATCTCTGCGCCCTCAGAGATGTCCTTCCTGAGCTGGTCGGTCTCACTGATCGGTGGCTCGATCTTGGGAGCCTCCGTCTTGAGTTGAGACGGCAGAGGTGGCTGCGGTGGCGCAGACAGAGGTGGCTCAAGCGGAGGCACTTCGGGCGGAATGAAGCCCTCTCTGATCTTCGCGCCGCCGTTTCCCTTCTCCAGTTCTACCATGGTTTACCTCACGTGATCGAAATTTCCTGGCAGGCCAGACCCTCCCAGCGAACCCGTACCTGACCGTCTCGAGTATTGTTCTCGAAGCCAGCCTTGCACGTCCCGCCAGTCAGCGTGTACTGCATACCATTGGCCAACTGGGCCACCACGGTCACGTCCGTCTCCGTCTCGAGGTCCTCTAGCAGCAGGCCCGGAATGGTAGACAGATCGCCCTCTATGTAGGGTACTCTGGGCAGTTCTTGGTATCCATGAACGCCATCTTGACCTGCGATCATGGTTCGCTCAACTGAGCTTGGACTCACCGTGAAGTTTCCGCGAAGAGCGAGCTGAGTGCCATCCACAGTCAAGAAGGCGATACCAGCGAAGCGCTGTGCCATGGGTTAGTCTCCTTTCTAACGAGTTGAGTGATCCTACGGAGCACCTGAGGAAGCCTGGAATGGAGGCGGAGCCTGACCGATGATGGCAGTGTCGATGCCTCGATCATACTGGAGCCTGAACTGGGCCAGCACTGCGAAGATGCGGAGCTGGTTGATCAGGTCTGGCGGATAGAGCACATTGACCCTGTTCGGATTATTTGGGTCACGCTCCACGATCAGGTTCTGCTTGAACGCCCTGAGGTTCTCGACCAGGCCGTTCCACATATCCATCTGGTACTCGTTAACCAGCTCGGCCTTGATAATGCCAGGAGTCACGATCGCCTGGCCCGGTCCAAACTTCGTCCCGTCGTCGGCCAACTTACTCCTGGGAAACTTGGTGGTGATGGCGTGCTTCTGGTTGCGAAGTATCTTGGCCAGAGTGGCCAGAGTGGTGACCAACTCATAGGCGTCGTCGCTCTGCCCATAGAGGTTGAGCCGATAGGTGGTCTGCTCCCTCAGGATCATCGGCTGGTTGTCGGAGCCGACCTCCTGGATAGCCAGACCGTTAGAGGCCAGACTGTTTAGCTCAGGAAAGTTGAAGCGGTCCTGAAGCAGACAGGTCTTGATCTCATTCAGAGAGAGGGTCTGGAGCGGTCTCGCCGGGTCATTGATCAGAGCTCGCTGGGCCTTGGCTGCGTAGGCCGCTGCGCACTCGAACATCGGAGAAGCGGTCGAAGGCTCAAACGCCATGATCGACTCAACCCCGCTGTTGTTCGTGGAACCGAACGTAAGCAACACGGAGTAAGTGCCTCGCTTGGCGCTGAATATGTGACCGAACTGCTGGCGCTCCCATCCCCAGCGACCATTGTCTGTGAAGTTATACTCCTGGTCCCACGCCACCAACGAGTTGCTGTCCGTATAAGGCATCGCAACATACTCGAAGTCCAACTTCTGGATGTTGCTGATCGCGTTAGTGAACACTGGCGTGCCGACTCCACCAGTCAAGAGCCCGGTAGCAGGAAGCGTGATGCCCAGGCCGATCGGAGTCATCTCTCCACCGACCGTTCCATAGTAGTTCATCTGGACCGTGATCTCATTCCCATTGACGCCTTTGAACTTGGAGGTCAATGTGACCACTCCAACTGCGGCGGACGCGGTCACCGGCAGAGCGTCATTACCTATGGTTGACGAGTAATTATTGATCGCTGACACGATCGCTGCGGCTATCGTAGTCGGTGTGTCCGTGGTCATGATGTTGACTGGCACAGAACTGCCAGCGATGTAGAGACTGATCGTCCCGGCAGCCGTAGGCGGGGCCGTGATGGTTATCGTTCCAGTGGCAGAGGTGCCTCCACTCGGCTCGGCAACTCCGAGACCCCAGACCTCATTGGCAAAGTTATTGGCATAGTATGCCTGGAACATCCTGGACAGCTCTGAGCCGGCACCGAACGCGGCATCGGCCTGGGCTTGGCTCCCGATCGGGACTGGAATGTCTGCCGTCGCGGTCCCGGCCGTGAGCTTGACGCCGACCATCAACGCGACCAGATTGATGGAGGACAGGCCGGCCATGCTGGGGTCAACCTCGACCCAATACAGCGGGACTTTGATGTTGGCTGGGATGTTGTTGAAACTGATCGGCATGGACTACTCTCCTTCTTTAGCTGGATCGGTCGGATCAGGCTTTGGCTCTTCGACTGGCTCAGACAGCTTGATCGACCCCTCCTTCAATCGCCTGAAGGTGAATGTGTCATTTGGCCACTCGATGTCCCCCTCCTCGCGAAAGCCGCCAGCCGTAGGGTGCCTGAGCAACCTCCTCATGTCATCGTCTG